AATGGAAGATACTATCACAATATTGATGGCTACTTTTTCACTAATCAGAGTAATAAATCTTCAGACAAGATACAGAATGGAGAAGAAGATATGCCTTTCTAAGATGAATACAGAAGATAACTTTAAAAACCTTTGCGACCTTACTACAAGCCTAGTAGGGTTGCCTAAAGGCTCTCTAGCTTTAAAAACTAGAAAGACAGAATACCAAGTACCTAGAATGGTTGCAGCTATGATTTCAAGAATTGAAGACGGTACTCATAGAGGAACTATTGCTAAAGTATTGGGTAGAGATAGAACAAGTGTTAATCATTATGAAAGATGTCACTCAGCTAACTACTCATCATTCCCTTTGTATCGTGACACCTTCAACAAAGTCTTTAATGCTTATACGGAACTCAAAGACGCTAAATTAACTTTTATTGACTTGTATAATTTACAGGAACATCTAAGGAAAAATGGAATACATGATAGCTCAAAACATCAGACTACTATTCGTATAAGTACAGGTAAATTTAAGATAGCTGTAAATGTTTCTTACAAAGATTTTTACAATCAATTAGAATTATGTAAGTTAGCCCTTCAAAATTATCAACACGAAATAGAAGTTATATGAAAGAAAAGCCAAGTTACTATGCAATAATTCCTGCTGAAGTAAGATACAGCAAAAAGCTAACACCTAACGCTAAATTACTTTATGCAGAAATTACTGCTCTTTGCAATATGAATGGTAAATGTACAGCATCAACTGAATACTTTTGTAGACTGTATGAAGTTAGTAGAGTATCTATTCAAAAATGGCTAAAGAACTTGGAAGAAAATAATTATATTAAGAGAGTAAACATATATATACAGGGTAGTAAACAAATAGATACAAGGGTGATAACTTTAATTAACACCCCTAGTAAAGAAAAGTTTACAGATAATACTAATATAAATATAACTAATACTAATCTTACAGATAGTAATAAAAAGGCGTTCTTTAAAAAACCTACTTTTGATGAAGTAAATAATTATTGTTTAGAAAGGAATAATAATATAGATGCAGAAGCGTTTATAGATTTTTACGAAAGCAAAAATTTTATGATAGGTAAAAACAAAATGAAGGATTGGAAAGCTGCTGTAAGAACTTGGGAGCGTAGAGAAGCAAAGAAACCGAAAACAATGTCTAAAATAGATATGCAATTAAATGAATATTTAAAAGGAAAAGAATACTTATGAAACCATTAAAACAAGAAAACTTAAAAGAACTGACTGAAAAGGTTTATGATTTACTTAATAAAACTAAAATAGAAATAGGTCATAATACAGATGGAAAAACTTTAGCACAGTTAAGCAGAGTATTTGCTGAAGACTTAATAATAGAAAAGCGTTTTGGCAATATGACCTTTAACCAAGTTCAAGACGCATTTAGACAAGGAGTAAGATTTGGAAAGGACGAACCCTTTTTAAATATCAGAACCTTTTACAAATGGGTGTATGCTCAAAAGAAGTTAGTAGACAATGCCTACTATGAAGTGCATACATTAGGAAAGCCAAAAGAAAAAGTTTTATTTTATCAAGAACCTTTAAAGCTATTAAAATGAAGATATTAACAATCGTATGGGGAATAATAATTATACTTTGTATTTTAGAAGCATATTTTTGTACTAAGTTTGAAGATGAAATTTGAAAGAAAAGCACATAGAGAAAGACAGAACAAAGCTCTAACACAGTTTTGCAATCACTTTGGTTTAACTTATGGTTCACACGAGGAATATGCTCACATAGATGCAGTTCTTTACAATAAAGGAAAGATAACAGGTTTTGCTGAAGTAAAAGGAGTTCATAAGAATATAGAGGACGGACAAGATGTTATAGTTGCAATGAGAAAGATAGTAAGAGCGCAACAGCTTCAAGTCAATAGTGGAAAACCTGTAGCAATTATATGGGCTTTTAATAATGCTATTGTCTATGAAAGAATAAACAACTTGAAAGGTATCTTTTATTATGGTGGTAGAGCAGTCAGAGAAGGAAGCACCTTTGATCAAGAAATGCTTATTAAAGTATTAATTAAAAACTTAATAAAATTATGAAAACAGTAAATAGTGTAAGTGGTGGTAAAACTTCAGCATACATAGCAGCGAACTACCCTGCTGACTATAATGTATTTGCTTTAGTTAGGACTAATGACAAGTCTTGTCTTTACCCTGATAAAAAACTAAGACAAATAGTAAGTGATAAGATAGGAACAGAATTTATAGGAACATTAGAAGATGATGTTATAATTCATACAATGCTAGACTTAGAGCAATATATTGGGCAAGAGATAAATTGGGTAACAGGTAAACCTTTTGATGAAGTAATACTAAGAAACAGAGTAGATAAAAACAAGAAACCTACAGGGGAAAAAGTTACTTGGTTACCTCAGTCTAACAGTAGATTTTGTACGGTTGAAATGAAATTAGCACCTCTTAAAAAGTTTTGGTATGATAATATAGGTGAAGTTGTAGAGAAAAGAATTGGTTTTAGAGCAAATGAAATAAGAAGGGCAAATAGCACATTAGAAAGAGTAAATGAAAGAGGAATATTAGTTGATAAATTTATAGTTGGAAAACACAAGAACGGAAATAATAAATGGAAGGAGATGGAATGGGAAAAACCTAGATTTCCTTTAATTGAAGATGGAATATTTAAAGATAAAATTGAAGCATATTGGAAAGATAAACCTGTAAGATTTGCTTGGGTTAATAATTGTGTAGGTTGTATGGGTGCAACACCTTATTACTTGAAACATCAATATGAGAAAAACAAAAATAAAATAGAGTGGTTTTTAAAACAAGAACAGGAATGTTTAAAAGATTTCGGTTCAACTTGGAGGATAGATAGACTTACTTATAAAGAGATAATAGAATTTAATCAACAGTACGAAATGTTTGATGACGATTTTGATACGTGTGATAGTGGAGGTTGTGGAATATAATATGGAAATAACAATTAAACAAATAGAAGATTACGCAAAGTATTATTACTCTGTAAAGACATTACTAAAACAAAAACCTCTAACATTTGAAGAATGGCAAAAAAGACAGTAAGTAAATTAAAAAAGGAACTTGACAAGTGGTTCAGTCTTTACATAAGACTTAGAGAAGCTAACGAATACGGAATGTGCCAATGCTTCACTTGTGGAATAGTTAGACACTACAAAGATGGTATGCAGAATGGACACTTCCAAAGCAGGAAACATTTGGCTACAAGATTTGATGAGCAGAATTGTCAAGTACAGTGCGTGAAATGTAATGTATATGCTTGGGGAGAACAGTATAAATTCAGTCTAGCATTAGATTCAAAGTATGGAGAAGGCAAAGCAGAGGAATTACAATACTTAGCAAGAACAACTTTAAAGTTAACTAGGTATGATTACGAAGATAAGATAAGTTATTACGGCACACTTGTTGATAAGTTAAAAAAAGAAAAAGGAATTCAGTAAACTTTTTAACTAAGTTTGGCGTATGATAGAACCGATTTATGCAAGTGAGGAACATAGGACAATAATAGAAACCTATCTTTTAATGTGTACAGAGTTCTCAAAAGAAGTAAGCACAAAAGCAAAATACAATAACTACTTAGATGTAGTAGACATAATACTTGAATATCATAATAATTATGGCAAAGGAGTTAAAGAAAATAATTGGTACGATTGGCTAATGATTATCCCTATAAACTTATCAGTAGCTACAAATGGTTTCTTTGCAGGGCTTGAAACAAAAAGTAACGCACCTACACTTAGAGCTTATAAAACAGTACTAGATGAAATGGTACACGATGTAACAGATAAGATTGACGCTTTAGAACAAATAAATGACTGAGATATATGCAGAAATAGCAAAGCTAAGTTCTTTCTTCAGGAAGATGTGTTATGGTATAACGCAAGATGAAGAAGCAATTAATGACGCTGTTCAGGAACTTATGATATACTTCCTTCAGATGAACCCCTCAACATTATCTTCAATTTACGAAAAAGATGGGTTGAAAGGGATTAAGGGTTATGGTGCTGTTGTGTTAAGAAGAAGTTTGACAAGTGTTAGAAGTCCTTTCTATTATAAGTATAAGAAGTACTACACTAATTTAGTAGGAGTTTATACACCAAGCTATACTCAGAACGCTTTTCATAATAGTGTCTATAACTTACCTGAAGAAAAAGAAGATAACTATAAATGGGAGAAGTTGGAAGAAATTGACAAAGTATTAGACAAGCAAACTTGGTATGATAAGAAAATATTCGAATTGTACTATCAAGGAGAGACACTCGATTCACTAGCAAAGAAAACAGGAATAAGTAGAAACAGTTTATTTACTACAATAGATAAAGTAAGAGAAATACTTAAAAAGGAATTGAATGAATAGGTTTTTTGTATCAACTGAAGTCTATGAAGATAGAATAGCAATATGTAAGAGTTGTGTTTATTATTTCAAGCCAACAGGAACTTGTAAAGCTTGTGGCTGTTTTATGAAAGTGAAAGCTAGACTTGCACCTATGGAATGTAAGCAGAAGTATTGGGGAAAAGAAACAGAGGTAGAAATACCTGAGCAACTTCCTTTAGAAATAGTTGAAGAAGTGTTAGCTATTTGGGAAGACTTAAAAACAGGAAGGGCTAAAAATCAAACAGCCAAAAAGAAAATGATAGAGCTTTGGAATACAATATCAGGAAGTAACTATAACACAGGAACAAATTGTGGCTCTTGTATTGCAACTTGCTTTGATGGAATAAAAAAGATTTATAAAGAATATAGCTAAAACAATAGACATGGAAAGAACTTACAAAACAATTAAATGGGTAATAAAGAAACATATTGATAAAGGAGTTAAATCTTTATGGACTTGGGAAAAAGATAACTTCACTTGTATCTTTGAAAACTATTCAGGTGATAGTAGAATATACACACCTCATCAGCTTTTAAAACTTTTAGATAATGAAACAAAACAATAAACTAATTAAAAACCTAGAAACTATGCCACCAATTGAATTACAAGAAGTACCTGATTACTATAAAGGAAAAAACGGCTATATGGCTAAAGATGTTGTAAGCAACTTTGACCTCAGCTACAATATAGGAACAGCAGTAACTTATCTTTTGAGAAGTAAAAACAAACATAATGACGGTGGAGTTGAAGATATTAGAAAAGCAATAAACCATCTGCACTTTGAATTAGACAGAATACACAATGACAATTTATAGTTGCGAGTGCGGTAATACTATGGAAATAGGAAAGGCTACAATAGTCCTAAGAGATAAGAAATGGGTAACTAAGGAAGCACTATGCAGTTGTGGTAAGTATATGGATAGCAAACCAACAGACGGAATGCCTAGTCTTAAAAGAACTGAAGCATCTTTAAGTAAAAAAAAAAGAGGTGACAAGCTTTGGGCAGGAGCAAAAGAAAAGCTAATAGGTGAAAGAGGTATTAATGAAGACTACTAAATGAAGTTTGTAATAAAAGACAATAGAGATAAGCAAAGCCTATTTAGTTATCTAAAAGAATTAGAGAACGACTACATAGTAAGTGTAAAGAAACAAAGAAACACAAGAAGCAATATGCAGAACAGTTACTATTGGAAATGTATCGTACAAGGATTAGCAGAAGAACTAGGATATTTTCCAAATGAAATGCACGACGCTTTAAGAGCTAGGTTCTTGTCTGAATATGAAATGATAAGTATTAACGATAATCAAATAGCAATAAATAAAATAGGAAGTACAACAGCTTTAAATACTAAATCCTTTGAGCAATACACAGAACAAATAAGAGTATGGGCGTTAACTGACTTAGGTATAAGACTAATGCTTCCAAATGAATACGAATGAATATAACAAACGAATGTAATATGGAGTTGATGTCAAGATATGAAGATAATCATTTTGACTTAGCAATAGTTGACCCGCCTTATGGAATAATGGATAAGATTATTAGTGGAGGAGAAACAAATAGAAAAATTAAAATACATAAAGGATTAGAGAAATTTAATGATGTTGTACCCAACAAAAAATATTTCATAGAATTACAGAGAGTTAGTAAAAATCAAATTATTTGGGGAGGTAATTATTTTGTGGAGCATTTAAGCCACAGTAGGGGTTGGATTGTTTGGGATAAAAAGATAGCTGAAGGTATGAGTTTTGCAATGTGTGAACTTGCCTTTACTTCGTTTAATAAAAACGCTAAAATTTTTAGAAAAGTTACAGGTACAAAAGTGTTTCACCCAACAGAAAAACCTATTAAACTTTATGAATGGCTTTTGATGAATTACGCAAAGGAAGGAGATAAGATATTAGATACTCACTTAGGTAGTGGAAGTATTGCAATAGCCTGTCATAACTTAGGTTACGACCTTACTGCTTGTGAACTTGATAAAGAATATTTTGACGCAGCTATGAAAAGAATTGAAAAACATAAGCAGCAACTAACTATGTTTTAAATAAATAACAATTATTTCTATTATATAATACGGATTGAATAATCAATCTATTTCAATTATGGATAAACGAATAAACAATGGCGGTGCAAGGAAGGGTGCAGGACGCAAAAGCAAGGCAGCAGAACAAAAGTTAATAGAGAACTTAACACCAATGAATGAGAAGGCTTTAAAGTCTTTAGAAAACGGTATTGACAAGAAAGAACAATGGGCGGTCAAGCTGTTCTTTGAATACTTCTATGGTAAACCTCAACAAAGGGTAGATGTTACAACAAATGATGATAGTATCAATATGCCTATAATAACATTTGTAGAAACTGATACTGAGTAATAAATATAACCCTCTATTTAATTCTGACGCTAGATACTTCATTATAACAGGTGGTAGGGGTTCAGGTAAGTCTTTTGCTGTTACAGTATTTTTAACTTTACTTACTATGTCTAAAAACATAAGAGTATTGTTTACTCGTTTTACAATGGTATCAGCTCACCTATCAATCATTCCTGAGTTCTTAGAAAAGATAAGTCTGTTAGGCTTTGACAATATCTTTAGTGTAAATAAAGCAGAGGTTGTTAATTTAGGAAACAAGTCAGACATTCTATTTAGAGGTATTAAGACATCAGCAGGAAATCAGACAGCAAGTTTAAAATCTTTGCAAGGCATAAGTACTTGGGTGCTTGACGAGGCAGAAGAACTTATTGATGAAGATATTTTTGACACAATTGATTTAAGTATTAGAGAAAAAGAAATACAGAATAGAATTATACTTATACTAAACCCTGTAACTAAAGAGCATTGGATATACAAAAGGTTTTTTGAAGACAAAGGTGTAGAAGCAGGTTTTAACGGCTTTAAGGACAATGTATGTTATATACATAGTACATACCTAGACAATGAAGATAATCTATCACAGAGCTTCCTAGAGCGTATTAAGACTATAAAGCATAGAAACTTTAAAAAGTATCAGCATAGGATTCTTGGTTCTTGGTTAGACCGAGCAGACGGTGTCGTTTTCACCAATTGGAGTAT